TGAGTGATGATTTCTTCCAGCGCAAAGCGCCAATTGAATCTTTAGATTCGGTTGAAGGATGTGTTTCTTTAACACTCCTAATCATATTGTACAAAGGAGGGACCAAAGATGAAAGCGACAACGTTACTTCAACGTCACCGCGAGCGTCCTGTGACCTCGACTCCTGTACAAGCTGCGTATGGACATTATAATCTACGTGAGGGGATAGATCCTCTCAGTACATTCGATGCCTATGCGCGTGTGGCCTTAGAAGAAATTGATGTAAAAATCGAAGCTTTCGATGATTATATCAACGTATTTGATAAGGCTAGTGATGCAACACTTGAAAGTGTTAGTAGCTCCTTGTGGTATAAGTCCATGGCTTTTAAGCCATGTCTTCACTACAAAAAGGAGTCCTCTATGTCGGGTTTTCCCGAACAAGAGTACTGGCACCGCTATTTCTGGACATTCAGGAATACTGTTTATTCGGCTGGGCAATATTGCTCAACCTATCCTCTCAGATGGGAGACATACGTCGACCATGCTAAGAGTGCAGTTATACCTTTAGATGCTCAGGATCAAGCTTTGCGTGATGCATTAGTTGACGTGCAGCCCTCTATCGACGATTACGTTGCTACAATGAATTTGTACAACGTCATCTTAGAAATGGCTCAAGTCACTAAATTAGTCTCGTTGGGCGCCGATCTTGCCAAGAAATTGACAATAGATCGGGCTACGACTGCTTATATCGGTACCTCATTTGGTATTTTACCTTTGATTAACGATATAGTGACCGTACATGAAATCTTCACAAAGTTAAACTTTGTTATAGATCAATGGAACGAGCTAGCCGATGCAAAAACTATCCTTAACGAACACCGTACCGTCTACTCTGTAGACGAACACGTTGATTTTGATATGGATTGGTTTGAAGACTCGCGCGCTGATCATTATCGCTTCCAGGTTGCTGGTAGTGCGAAAGTGACTTCGAAATCGAAGATTCACTTGTACTTCCGTGCAATTAGGATTAGCGAGGAACAGCGTTACGATGCCTTTTATAAAGCATTCGGTCTAGACAAGCCCCTCACGGGTATATGGGATTCTATCCCTTTTTCGTGGGCAATCGATTATTTCACTAACATAAGTGAAATGGTCGCCAACTTGGACTTTGACATCAACAATATGTTCATGTTTGAGTTTGTGGATGCCGGCTATTCAATTTCTGATTTAACAGAAGTTGTTGCAGGACCGCAAACCGTTACTACGGACATATACGGCAATGAGCCTCTCTATACTTTCAAACCTGGCCTCGCTTGCGAGACTAAGATTGATCGTTACGAAAGGTTTAAACTCGATTCGAACGTCTTTGAGGCCGCTTTGAAGAAAAGCGATCTTGAATTCACAATTCGAACCGACATATCTACCCGCCAAACTAGTTATCTAGTAGGTGTTGGTAGAATTATAACGCGAAAAGGATCTTAAATGGCGTTTCCTGATGATGTCACACTTGGCGTCGAAACATTCTCATTAATTGAGATGAAGCCTACTAGCTCTAAAAGAGCTATTGCAGGTACTTCGACTGGCCAGAGTACAGTTCTAACTATTTCTCATGAAGTAGCTAAGAACGGTACAAAGTCATCGGTCATGATATTTGACGACAGCGATATAGTATCACCTGATACTGTTCCCACTGTTGCCAACAATAGACTGATGTTAAAGTTGTCTCTCAACCCTCTTTTGGGTAGAGCAGACGCGGATGCAACGATTGCAGAGCAGCGTACACGTTTACGTGCGATACTCGACGACGATGCATCTTGGACTAAGTTTCTAAATAGTGAACACTAAATGGAAGCTGATCCAAGTCTAATTATGGGTGCTATAGAAAGCTTTTTAAACTTTCTACAGTTTATACTTTTCTTAGAGTTTCTCTACTAAAAGTCCCGTGTTAGACCTAACTCCGTCTTGTGTGATGTGCATTAAATGCATATTCGGGAAACGCCTCCAACTTCGTTGGTAAGATCCTTGGAAAAGGAATTTACATGATGACTTTGAAAAGCCATATAGACTTATGGTCTATACTCGCATGCAACCTTCACGCAAATGAAAGAACCTTGAACACATTCGTAAAATTATGTGAACAAGGCCACCCATTCCTTACTCAGCTCATGCCTGCTTTAGGCAAAGATCTTGAGCGAGGTTTAACTACAGGTTTTCTTTGTGTCACGTCCTCTTTTAAAATAAAGAGAGGAACAAATTTGCCAGTCTTCCTTTATGAATTCTTTATAAGAATTTTCGAGAAAGACGGACTCATTCGTGACAAACCTGAAGGAATTGGTGAACTACGCCAACTTTTGATGTTGTTTTACAAATTCGAGATGCCATTTTCTCCAGAGATGGAGAAAAAAGCGTACGACAAATTTGCAGCGACCGATGCTCTCGTTAAAACGAGTGCGTGGCCTGCTACTTTTTTTACTGTACGTGGACATTTTCGGACATTGTTGCCTGATGACCCTTGGGACATCAGACCACATCATTCAAGTGGAGCTACAGCTGATTCAGTTAGTAATTCAAATAAAAGAGTTATACGTCGCCGTATTCCGTCATTACATGACGTGTATGGTTTCGAATACTTCTTTCAGAATTATGA